TACCGCCAGTGGTTCGTTGTCTATTCCTTTGGCTTTAAGCTTATAAGTTATAAGTCCATCACCAGCGCCAACATCTAAAATCTTTTTCTCTTTAATCCATCCAACTACGAAGTCTACATGATTGGTATAAATAGGTTGCTCACCATATTCTTTCCAATGATAAGCTCCGAGTTCCTTGTATTTATTAAACTGCATAGAGTTACTTAATAATTTCTACATGAACCACCCCATTACGATACATATATCCCTTTTTGGCAGGTTTACCGTCATAATCTATTGTTTTGTGTCCAGCTGGTAAGGTTGTAATCTTGCCGTCTTTTAAATTCATTCGGCTAAGGTAATACTCGAAAAACTGTGCTGTGATAGGAGATAGATGATACTCTCCGTCTGTGATCTGGCTTCCGTAAATAACTTGAGCCATGTCACCATACGTTGCAGGATCAAATGGAGTTTTTAGCCAGTCTCTTGCTACCTGATCGAAATCAGGGCAGGTGATAATCATTTTACCACCAGGCTTTAAAACTCTCACCCATTCTCTCAGGGTATTATTCAGGTCTTGTAGAGGGATGTGTTCCAGAATCTCACTGGCAATAATGTAATCTGCGTAATCGTCTTCGAAGGGGAGTTTTCTAACATCTGATTTAAGATACTTTCCACGAACCTTTGCTTTACTTAAAACACCTTTACCTTCTCTTAGATCTTTCTCATCGTACAGATCAACATTGATGAATCCTGGTTGCAAATCAATTCCACATCCGAGGTTTATTTTTTTAGCATTTTTTTCCATATTTTTAGATGAGACTTAGTATAGTTTTCCCACGTCCAATCCTCGACAGGATTCTCGTCCATATCAGCGAATATTTTATTCAACTCTTTTTGAGTTTTCCACGGGATATCCACTTCAACCTCATCTACTACTGGAGAAATAATCCTTAGACCTGCGTTTTTAGCGTCAACAATACATTGAGCCGCTGCATCCTCACCACCAGTATATAAGAGATAATCTGAGGTGTTAAGCATCTGTTCATAGAGATCCAGAGAGAATTTGCCAGTCCACTGGACTTGCAATCCCTTTTCATCAAGTTCTTCTAATAGTGGTCGCCATCCTTCGCCCATGATTCTAAAAATATAGTTCTTCTTGTTTTTAAGGGACTCAAACATCTTAACAAACATTTCCTCACGCTTTCTGCCGTCTGCATAAACCTGAAAGGCGATAGCGATTATCCTTGGTCGTCTAATCATTCCATCGTGTGCTGGGTGGACAACTTCCAACCTACCAGCTTCCATTCCATTCTTAATCAGATAGTCTTTGATTCCTTGTGAAAAGCACACACCAACTCCATTAACTAGAAACTTTCTTATTCGATCTAGCTTGGCTTTTAAATTATACATATCACTAGTGAAGTGAGTGACCATCGTGGTGTTTTTGGTTGGGCAGGCTCTAGCAGCAATATAATTGATGTGATGGTTTATGTCTGCTTTCTTGTCGGGGGAGCTTGAGACAGTCACATCTACCTTCAAATCCTTTAATTCTTTTTCCATTGAACGGGCATACTTAGTTAAGATGCCAGTTTTTCTTTCAATGTCTTCGTAATTTACAATGTTGACTTTCACAGAGTTTGTAGGTTATTTTTTATGTTGTTTGAACTTGAAAAATTTATTACCAGGGAAGTCTTCGTTGTCTTTTATGTAATTGACTGATCCTGGTATTGTAGCCCATTTCTTATCTTTAAACACGAATGGGAAACTAACCTGATCTCTTTCTGAAAATCTGCATACCTCAGCCCACCAAGCCTCAAATACCGCATTGGCTTCTGGGTTGTTTTTCCTTATAAATACCGTGCACTCATTTAGACCAGCTTTAATCGGGAATGCTTTCCCAGCATATGTCTTTTGTTGTTCCGCTAGATCAAAGATGTCTCCCTTATTTAGCTTGACACATGCAGTAACTTCGTCATATAAACATTCCCGTCCTGGGTGTTTGAAAAATGCAAAGTCCTTGTCTCCCATCAACTTAATCAGTTTGTGAGGATCTTCTGTTAGGGTGATGCTGCCGTCAATCCACATAATATAATCAGTGTCGCAATATTTGTGACCCAACATCTTGTGGATCTTGGCGTTCATCACTGGGTTTTTAAACTTATTACAAGCTGGTTTGATATCCCAGAGTGGATGTTTAACCTCTTTATCTAAAAACGCCATGTAATTCACACCCTTGTATTCTGGTTGCTCCTTGAGAGTGTCCTTTCCCTTGGTGATTGCAGTCATAACCGTAATATCCTTCTTTTCATTCAACTTCTCAAACAGCTTTTCGTATAGTGGAAGGAAATTATCAATATGCCACTTTGTTTCTGCTTCTTTTTTAGCAGCCTTGCCGATTTTCTTTCTCAGTTCAGGATCTTCGATCAACCATTTAATATATTTTGTCATTTGACTTGGCGTAGTTGCAAGATATCCAGTCTCTCCATGTTTGATATCGCTATATGGCAAGACATCGCTCGCTACCGTTGGCACTGCCAGCATAGAAGCCTCCAACCATTTAATATTGGACTTGCAGTTATTAAACTGATTGTCCTTCAGTGGTGCGATGGCTATGTCTGGATCGAGATCTGCATAGAATTGTGGAAAGTCTTTATAACCAAGAGTCCCTTCATGATGGAAGAACCTGTCGTTCTCAGCGTCTCCCCATACCATGCCAGCAAAGTGAAACTCTACATTAGGATATGTCCCAAGAATCTCATCCATTACAGTCTTGATAAGTGGTAGATCTGAAAAATGAGATCCTGATGAAATCCATACTATCCTAATCTTGCCGTCCTTACGCCTCTTGCGTTTAACCTTCCATATTTCAGGGTCTATTGCATTTGGTATAACAGTTACATGTGGGTTTATTTCCTCAACCACACTGGCTACATTTGGTGTCGAAGCAACAATATGGTCAGCCATTCTAATCATTTCTAGTCTATTCGGCTTTTTCTTATCAAGCTCTTCAAAATCAGGGTGGTCTATATTCGTGTGGACAGGGTCATCGTCAAGATCAAGCACCACCTTGGCGCCAGTGAAATCTTTGTGTGCTCCATATAGATTGTTCATTCCATCGTTGTCTGCCATCTTCATAAACCAAATGTCGCCCTTCTTTTTGAGCTTCATAGCATCTTCTGCGGTTGCTCTTATACCCATTCCAACAACACACTTTCCACCGAGTTTTTTTATAGGATTGATGATTCGATACCATCCAACAGCACCATATAAACGCTTGCCATTAACCAGGACGATTTCACTTCCCTTTCTAATGGTATCTGTTGCTATTCCAAATATTTTTGGCTTATTCATAGAATTTTGAGTAAATTATTCGCTCACATTCAAAAAAATCTGGGTGTGGTCTTCCACCTAAGTCTGTATATTTAGAATTAGGAAATCCATACATACGTCTTGGGATAACCATCACAGATTCGCCGTGATGTTCTACTCCAAGAATTTCGGGCCTTCTGGTAAGAGTTCCATTCACCCTCGTGGCGATAGGAACAATCTTGCATCCTAACCTGTCACAGATTTTCTTAAACCTCCAATGCATAGATGTCTTCTTCGTCGATTACGACTAAATTAAACTTCTTCGTTTCTTTCTTGTAGATAGGAACTCCTCCTCTAATAACAGGGAAGATTGTCTGTCCACGTTTAATACCATCAATGTTTGAGACCATCACTTTAGCCTCCTGTTCTTGGTCGAAAATTTCATTGCCATCTTCATCTAGTAGTTGTTTACCGTCTTTGTCTTTAAGATACCGCTTGTTGATTTTAACAAGCACTCTGTTTCCATGGGGTTTTATCATTTTTTTGTCAACGGACGTGTAGAGTCCGTAGAGTTAGTAATTATTTCCTCAGAATTGAAGGGAGATCTGAGGTATCCCTTCAAAACAATCATATCTGATTAGTTCGCTGTTCCAATTCCGTAAGCGTGCATGTTGATAACCCAGTCAGCGTTCAAAACTTTAGCTGCGTAAGCATCTACTTTCCAACCGAGAGTGGAGTACATCTCCAATGGGTTAGAAGTGTCAGAACTATCTGACTTTTTGTGGATAATACGTGCATCTCCACTTCCTGACAATTTAACCTCTGCTACGGCACCTTTGCCTGCAATGAAGTTAGATCGTGCTTGACAATGGTTTGTTGAGGTTGCGACTCCTGAAGCACAAAATGCTTGGTTGGTTTCTACGATGTCTACACCATAGAGAGATCCAATAGAACCCTTCTTCAGCATTTCTGCATTCTCACCACTGTTGTACGTTCCGATGTTAATCCAGTTACCAGCTGCGGTGTCACCTTGAAGTCCATAAACTCCGTCAACGTTCAATACGGCTCGATAGTTGCCGTTTTCCCATTTAGGGGCCTTGTTTTTCTTCAAAGTAGATACAGCTTTTCGGATACTTGAGACACTAAGTGTGTCAGAAGAAGCGATAGCTGTTGCCTGAGCTGCGAATGTAGCTCCACCACATTGTGCGGTAGCACTAGCATTCAACTCTGTTCCAAGAACAATGTCCATAGATTCTCCAGCGTTCTGACCCATAGCCTCGACATGTTCTTTCAAACCTACGTCGATTGTGATCATTTCGTATAGAGAACCAATTTGCTCCCACGCTCCATGGGGAGAAGCGGTTGCAATAACATTACTTGAAGTTGAGTTGACACCTGTTGGGCTCGTTCCGTCAGTCAAAGCAGTTGTGTTAGCAGTAAGCTGTGCAACTCGTGTAAAGTACACGATTTGTCCTGAGTTCTTTGGAAGAGTCTTTTGTACAGCAAGGAAGTTGTATTTTTGGGAATTTTGAAGTCTTTCCAAGAATACCTTATCATAATAGCGCTGCATTTCTGCTGATAGAGTTGACGCGGTACTTGATATTGTTGCCATTCAATTAATACGGGCGATGTGATGTGTCAGCGTGAGGCAAGATTGCCTCTAGTTCCTCCGAAGTCATGTTATTGAGTTCTTCCTCGGTAAACTTTCTCTGTGGAGCACTCTGAGCACCAGTCGCCTGTGTCATTTTTTTCGTGTCAATCTTTTTATAAGCGTCTTGTTGGCCCTGGGCTCGTGACTCTCCAAACCATTCTCGAGCAATTTCATCAAAGGGCTTGTCTTGTTCAGACGTTAGTCCTAATTTTAAAATCTTATCTCGATATGGTTGGTAGTCAGGATTGTCCGCTAAGAAACTGTCAAGTTCTTTCTCCTCATTCGCCAGGGCTTTTTCGTGCTCCTGGTTCTGAACGATTTGTTTGAGTTCTTGTACCTCATCAATAACAGGGGCTAACGGGTTGTCAGCGTATCGCTGTTTTTTCTGGGCTGTTTCTTGTTGGGCAATCTGTGCTTTGAGTTGTTCTGGTGTTACACCAAATTTCTCTTCAAGTAAATTGGCTATCTCGGCTTTTTGGCCAAGTGAGCCTTGAGCTTTTTCAAGTTCTTTATATGACCTGAAGATGTCATCTGGGGTTTTTCCTTTAAACTTCTCGTCTGCTTCCCAAGGGTAAGAGCTTTCTCCTGATTCTGCCTCTGTTTCTGTTGTTTCAGCCTCGTCATTGGCTTCCACAGTTTCCGCAGGTGCTTCCACAGGTTGGGTATCTTCTCCGCTTTGTCCCGAAGAAGCAGTGACGTCAGCTTCTCCTTGGGGAGCATCGTTTTCGATATTGTCCATTTTTTTAGATTGGATTGTTTAGGTACTTCTGTTCGACCTTTAAATCAGAAGCTCACGTTGGTAGAATTTATTCTGCGTGAGATTCCAAGTCAGTTCGAGTGTTTCTGTAATCGTTGTCTATTTCTTTGAGTATATCTATAAAAACATTTAGCCCTTCAAACCTTCCACCACTTCTCCAGTTTTCTTTTAGGTCTTCCGCAAAGAATGTCACTGCTACTTTCTTAACCTCTTTCTTAATCGGCTTAACAAAATATTTCTGAAACACTTCCGTTTCTATCATTCCTCTAATAGCATGTAGCTCAGCTAGTTTCTCTTTGTCGGTCATATTGATTACCTTCTTGATTATCTTCTTACGTCTGTTTGATTATTCAATCCGTGAATAGATGTGATCTCTCCTGGAGTGTTGTATTCTCCCTGTGGGTTTTGTCCCTCTTGCCCCATCATCTGTTCTTGTTGGTCAGCCATTGGGTTGTTCTCCTGAATAATCTCGTCAATATTGTCCTCACCTTGTTTCTCAGCGATTCTTCTAAGAAAGGCTCTCTTCTCTTGGTCTGTGAGGAAGTTCTGCGCTAGATCGAACAAATCAACCAGTCTCTTTGATTCAAGGTTCTTGTTCTTGGCTAAAGTTGTGTCTCCACGAACACTGATATTAAACTTGATGTCTGGTGCTTCATTCTTTAGCATCAAGAAAATTTGTTGCCTAGCTCCTGGTTGCATGATTTCTTCTCCTGTCATTGGGTCAATTTGTCCCGTTGGAAGTTCGTCTGGGAAGATTCTTAAAATTTCTGCGTCTGGACTTTGAAGATTTCTGATCTCCATGTCGATCAGGATTTTAGCAACAGCTGATAACGCGTGCTTGAATCTTCGCACAATCAACTCAAATCTATTTGAAACATTGGCTTGCGCCATCTCATCTTGCCCAAGGGTTGAATTGGACGCTGCTCCTTGCAACAGGTCGTTGGCTCCTGAGGCTCGTTGGTGTTCGTCTTCAATTTTATTTAAAAGTTCAATAGCTCCGTTCTGAATATCTGGGAACTGCACTGGTACAATGTCATCAGAGATATTTCCGTCTCCATCTACCTCAATCCCTCCACCTGGTTTAGATACTAGTTGCTTTTTGTCAATCCTTGCTCCCTTCTTGAACATGAACATTGGATTGTTTGTCATCTTTACATTGGTGAGGGTTTGATTCCACATCTTGTAATATGACTTCCCAAGACTGATAGTGTTCTGCCCAACTCCGAGCCCATCAAAAACATTAGGAATTGTGTTCGGTTCAAATAATAGTTTAACGGCGTTAATACACCCGTCTGGATTTTCAACGTCCCTCAACACGAGAGTTTCTTTTCCAATAGATATTGTTTGTAGTCTGTCAGCGGTGACCCTCTCATATATCTCAACCATTCCGTCCTGGTTGGTTAAGACCTGCGAGCTTAGTTGCGCGGTTGAATCAAATGGGTTTGATTTAATAGCTGCTTTTCCCTCAACTTTGTCTGCGTTACGAGTCCCATCTAATCCTTGATAGGTATACGCTGGGTTCTTTTTAACATCATCACTCGTAAGAACACTTCTAAAAATAAAAGAGGACTGTCCCTTAACAGTCGGGATCATCGGGTTCTTATATGTATCGAGGATATTAGGAATCTCTAGGTCTGGCTCGTCAACGATAGGAGTCTCAAAAACCTCTCCGTCTTCTCCCACCTCTTGTTTGGTTTCAAATTTCCACACTGGACGAATAACAGAGGTTCCAAAAGTTACAGCTTGGTGAACCCATGCTTCTATTTTCTCATATGCATTAGGTATAGATTGCTCTAACCGATAGTTGATAATCTTTTCCAAAACCTTAGAAAGAGCCTTGTCCTCGTCTCCACCGCCATCAACAATCAG